AGCTTTCTCTATTTTGTTCCCCCACGGCGTCTGCTTGATAGACGGGTATTCACGGCACGCGTTGGGAAACACGGACCCCGTAGATTGGTACACGGCTCGAGCCCAGTCCTCGTATGTTGGGAACGGGATGTCTGCGTACAGCTTCCCAGAAGAACCAGACAAGATAGGAGCGTATTTATCGTATTTATGAGAAATAAGAGGATGGTGTTTGGTCCCATATATATGGTTGTAGGGCTCCGTGTCATCTACCTTCATTTGAGGAAAGTCGCGTCTGTTCACGAAAAACTCAATATCGGGGACCTCTCTCTCTTCACAGAGAGTTTTAAACATATCGTAGAGAATAACCTTGTTGTTACATGCGGTGGACGCGATTGTCCCCCCCACTTCGTGGTCATATCTAATCAAGGAGTTGTTAGCCACCCATTCATCGAAAGGTTTAATATCTTGTCTACTTTGTCGATACCCTAACAGTTTTGAAATGTGCTCAAGAAAGTCCTGAACCGACCCCCATTTCGGGTCCACTTTTAAGAGATGTCCGAATTCGTTTTTGTAATGGACGTTCTTGAAAGGCAAGAACGTCTGGAGTTTGTTGTTGGCTATACGGATGAACAGGCCTTTCTTAAATTTATGGAAAATATACTTGAACGTGTCCGCCACCGCCCTCGAATCCAGGGATCTGTTCTTGTGCCAAATCTTGTTAGGGGGTATAACTCGCTTACCTTCGAACAAGTTTTCTTGGAATGAAGGTTGTGGTTTAGGAGATAGATCCTCGCGGGTGCGAGAGGCGTTGAACTGATCGATATCTCCAGCAGTATCATGCTCTATCTCTTTGTATCGTGTATTAGGAATTATATTCTGATTGATATAGTTCCTACATTCTTCAATTGACATACGCTTCATTTCATGCATATTTTAATTTATACTTATAATCAATAAAGGTCTTTTTTCAAGTTCTAGAACACTATGGTCTAGTTCATTTTTTCTATGTACCTCTCTCCAGATGTCTGAGGAGATGGCGGTAAATATAATGTGAAATTAATCTAATTTTATAAAAGAATGTTTCACAAGATCTAAAATGAAAATATTGGAGTTTATAAAATGAAAAAGTGGTTGATTATTCTTACAATCGTCTTCACTTTCGTCAGTATCATCATGGTTTACTTTGATTGGGACAGAACCATCCGGTTAGGATTATCCTCAATGAACGACCTCATCACCATGTACAGTATGAAACCACAGAGCGATGCGCGGCGCGCTGTGGCCGTGATAGACTGCGACGACGGCGTCAACAACGGGGCAGTATGCAACAAGACGCTGAAGTCGATCTTGGATCAAAGCATCAGGCTTCATGATATAGCCGTGCAAACCAACACCCCTAACAAAATAAATCAAGATTTATTACAAGTTGTATCTATTCACAAACCAGGGACGGATGTTGTTCGGGAAATGGATAGAGATACAGTTGTTTTGAAATTACAAAATGGAAAAGAATACCCCTTTGATTACGTGGAAACACAATTGGAATTACGTATGTAAAATTTAGTTAATAGGAAGAAATCTATATTCTTCTCCTTATTATAGCCTCTTTCGTTTTGACACTTGTAGTAGTTATTATGAATTCATTACATTGTAATGAATTAAAAAGTGGGTGTAAATTTCCAGCCTAGTTTATCGAATAGGTTTTTACATATCGTGTCGTGAAACAGCTTCCTGTCTACGGTCTTCAATATGGTGAAGTTTTCAATTTTGCATGGATGTCCATGTCTCCTGAGTAGTTGGAAAAGAAGATACTGCACGTTCATGAAGTTCTTTCTGTCGAGTTCCTCGGGTTTGTCTTTGCCGTGGATATCATCGTAGAGAGATACAAGTTCCTTGAAATCGTCTACTAGACATGTTTCTAATTGTGTGATATTGTCTACTCGTTTGTTGGTTAGGGTGAAGTATATTAAGTTAACGTTTTCGTAATGTTTCGTATATCTCAGTTCTTTGAGAAACATCATGATGTGGTTTCGCGTTATTTTTGAGTATTTGATATGGTTGGTGTTATCCGCGCCTTTGATGAGAAGCCTGTATGCTGTGAATTTAGAATCTAGGTCTTGGTATAGTTTATCTGGGATTTTGCAGTTTTGTTTTCCTTGGTATTGTTTAATACAGTCTTGGAAATGAAGGACTCTGTTATAAATGAATTTGCCTACTATATTGATCCGCGTGTAGTCTTTGTGCGTGATGCCCGTCTCTATGGCGTACTGTTGAGTGGAGCAGTTAAGACACGTTTTCCTGTTGAACTCGTCTACTTCGAACCGGTCTTCGTCAATGTTTTCGCAAGAAGGGCAATACGAACTTAGATCGATATTGTCAACTCTATCTGGGTTAGTGGGGATATCCAGTTCATTCCATTCTTTTGTTTTGACTAATTCTCTGATTATGTTAAGAAAGTTGATGACGAGGTCATTTTTCCGCCTCAGTATAGGCATGTTATCCTCTTTGATATGAGATATGGGTTGTTTTAGTATGTATGTATATTCGGCGATGAGCGTGTGGGTGCGCGAAAAGAATAACGACCGAGCGGTCTCCCTCTCGTGGGCGACGTACTTCTTCATCGCCAAGAGCTCTTTGTACACGCTGGGGTCTAGGCGGTGGGATGTATCGGTGAGCAGGGCGTCGAGGAGCTGGAGCTTCTCGTCGTTCACGATCTCTTCCTTTTCCAATCGTTTCAGAACGGAGGAATTGAGAGATAAGATATTATTTATCGACATCTTTTTCAAATCGCGCAACGTTGTTTATCTCATTACAAGATATACACAGTAGCCCCGTTGATAAGTATTTTCTAGTACGAATCTAGTACGAATCTAGTACGAATCTAGTACGAATCTAGTACGAATCTAGTAGTGCTTGTAATTTAGGTTTGATATCTCTGGCGAGTTCTCTATCTTCAAACGACTTCCGCTCTGTAAACTCGAACGCTTTAACCTGTATACAGTTATCTGGTTGTGCGGAGTAAACCTCTGGATGATCGTCAATTATGTAGGTTCGGTCCATGTCGAAATTGAGGAGTTCAAAGTCGTTCTTCAGGATGTCGAGGGCCTTCTGGGTGTCTTTGATACGGCGCGATTTCTTGCAATGGTAGGAAAATAGAACATAGTCCATCTGTCTCTCTGGGTGGTCTTTGAGGATGAATTCGTCGATAATGAATAACGCGTATGATTTGGATGCTGCTGTCCAAACACTGACGTTGAAATTTTCAAATAGAAAATCTAGAAATTCTTGGAGACCAGGACGTTCGAATACCTTGTAAACACCTTCCATATTTTCCCACCGAAATTGTTTCATCCTAGGTTTAAAAATATCCTTCTCTTCATGTTTAGCAAGTGAGCATATGAGGGTATTGTCTAAATCCAGGAGGATGTTAATTCGGTTAGGCACTTTTGTTGATATGTTTAACACACGTTGCGTCATAGTTTTTAGAAAGAAAAGAAAAGAAGAAAAGATCCTAAAATAATTTTCTTATAAAATGTTACCAAAAATATATATTCTTGGGGCTGTTGTAATAGTTTTACTTCTTGCATACACATACGCACAGTCATGCGAGGAAGAGAAAGCTGCTAAACTGGAATTATATAAAGCGACAAGAGACCAGCTTGGAGACGCAGAACTGGCAGTCATGAATTGTAACCAGGCGGTGCAGTTAATAGAGGCGGAGATAGCCAAACTGAGAGATGTCGTTATTTCAAAAAAAGTCGCTAATCTAAGGATGTGCAAAACCACTTTCGACGCTAAAATTGCAACATATAAGACCGTGTACAGGGCCGCGTACAGTAGAGAAGCAACAACAGCATATATTAACCAAATGAAAAGACGCCTCGGCATCAATATCTAAACTTTCTATAACTTCGTGTTATCGTGTTATAGAACAATATGAACAATAGATATGCTCGTGTTTACAGGGCCATGAGAGCGGTGTACATGGGCTCGCCGTTTACCAGATAGCCGAGCACAAGCCCTGGCAACACACTGGGATGCTTAGTTAAATTTGTTATTTCCTCCGTGTTTACATACGAGTACACGTCTACAGGCTCATCCCCGACATAATTTACTTCAATACCGGGGTTGTAGCCGTACTTATTCCAAAATCTAACCAACGACACGGCGACATCCATACTGGACCGTATGACAACCTGTTGTGGTGCACCCGAATCGTCTTCGGGTTTTTCTTCAAAGAAGGGTGTTGTGTTTTGGGCGAGGTATATCTGGGTTCCGATCTTAGGATTGTACATGAAATAGGGGTGATGGTGGTTGATCCTCACGTTTTTGGTGACTGTGTTGTTGGTTTTGGTTTTGTAGCTTTCGATCAGCCCCGCGACGGCGTCTGGGCTGTCTAGAATGAACTGCGAGGGCGATTCGTCGAAGTCGGCGATCTCGTCGTAGAACCCGCTGATATGGGTTTTGTCTTTATACGTGAGCAGTTCCTCGAAGTGGGTGTTTTGATATAACCTAAGCATATACATTAATCTTATGATCATTTCTCTTGATGTAATTATAACAGCGTTCTTGTTTTTGATGAATTGCGAATCTAGAGAGTATTTAGAAGACAAATTGCGACTAGCGTAATCATAACCTGGGATGATCACGGTGTGTGCTTTAATGAACTGTAGGAGTTGTTGTTCGTCTAGATGCTGTGTTGTATATCCCCTGCTGTTCATAAAAATGGATAACATGTATAGTCCGTACTGGTAGATTAGTTTAGCTATCTTCTTATCGTGACTGAATATAGACACTATGGTGCTTGTTGGGGCTAGCAGTGATTTATATTCCTCGGGGTCGTCCATGGATATGACGCCGTCGAGACGTCCCTTGTCGTCGGTGAGGAACGTCACATGTAGATTGCCTTTGCTCATGGTAGCGTCTATTTCCCGAACTCGTCCGTCCTTGATTCGTTGTTTGAGAAATACTGTTTTAGTTTTGTTAGCAAAACTTTTGATAGTGTTTAGCGATGCTCTGTACACAGTGGTTGCGTTTAGAGCCGCATATGGAGCTAGGGGTTCAGAGACCATTGTGATGATGCTCGCCTCGTGCTGTATATTGAGCACGCGGCACTTTCCGTAAATGTCAACGACTTGCGAGACCACGGTGAGTCTCGGGATTGCGATTGAGGGGAGCATGTTGTTGTGGTTGAACGACCTGTTCAGACTGCGAAATACCTCCCAGACCCCCTTGACCACGGTGTCCGTTGGGGCGAACACGGTGTTCATGTTTTCGAGAGTTTTGGTTTTATCGGTATATGCTTGTGTAATTAATTCACATTGCATATCCATATCGTCGGACTCGCCTCCCATCTCGTGTTGATATATAAAAACGGTTTGACGTGTGGGCATCATTTTGTAGTAAGCCTGTGCGTGTCTAGGGACACGCATGGACCCATTAGGATCCTTGTCACTGGATGTTAAGACGAATATATTGCAATCGAAGACGAGTTCCAAGACATGGACAAACTCGAGAGCGTTTAGGTTGGATTTAGCTAATCTCTCCATAATTGTGGGTAGCTGTTCATCATAAAATTCTTGCTTCGCCGCCATGGCGTAAACCTCCTTTACGATTTCTTTTCTTTTCTGTTCAACGATGGGAGCACGCGCAGAAGGGTCCACGAATTTGAGGTTTTTGTTATTTACAGCAAGCATTACTGATTCCAGGAACGAATGTCTAGAAATATTGCAGCCAAGTCTAACAAATTGATATTGAGGATTGGGTTCTATCAGAGAAAAAAGTTCTTTGAGGTTATTTGGTAAAGTACCCGGAAGACCTGGGGGTAAGATTTTTCCTGACACAAAAATATCTTGAACAGCACTCTGCTTGGTCTTCATGGTTTCTTTTGAGAAGTAATATCTATACTTGCTCCCTTCTCTGTCTTGGTCTTTGGTGTAACAACACGGGATGTACGGGAACTGTTTCTTGTTTTCGAGCGTGTTCTCTCGCAGCCCCGGGTATGGATGCGTTTCATGCTCGCAGATATAATACCGCTTAGTGCTTTCTCCATACAAAGGGAACGCCATCACCTTTTTCTCACCCGTACGTTCATATTGGATTGCTTGATCTCTGCTTACGATGATAGGCCGTTTCAAACACTTTCTCGAGTATGTTGGTAAAAATATCTCAGGAGCGATAGCCCTCAATTCCAACTTCTCAAGTTTCCTGGGGCGTCGTATCAACGTCGCTTCTTCGTCTTTCAGAAATTTAGGTATATATTGCCTGTACTCGTGGAGAACCCCGTTTTTCTCATTGTTATACAATGTAAACAGACGCCCCAAAATTTTTTGGTATTTTAAAGCATCCGCGATCGTCTGCGACTTAACACGAACCCTAACGAAGTAAGTGCCTTCGTCTTCCATGGTATACATGTTAGCTTTCTCAGTCTCTTTCATCGCGATGCTCATTGTGTCTTCCGTATTCAGCACGTGAACGTACGCGTTTTGCTTGACCTTGGAGGCTCTAATGGACTCGTTCAGCGCGATCATCTTATTAAAGTAATTATTATTCATTACCAATTCTGCCCAAACAGGTATCAGCAATGTCTGATATGGATATGTAATAAAACCAATGCTTGTTTGTTCTTCTATTTGTATAATCATATTTCTTGAGAGGGTTGGAAATATTTCGAGAGTTCGATCAATAAACACGTCTCGTGACACATTCCGGTGCCCGACATTCATATCCATAGTGGCAAGCAAATGGTTGTCACGAATCGTGAAGGCCGCGTTCGTATACTTCTTATAAGGATCCTTAAGAAGCCTCAAATCAGCGGTCACCTCGCTGTCGACCTTCACCAATACGACATTCGGCGCTTCCATCTCAAGCCAGTCGGGGCTTGGGGCGAAGTCGTGGAAAATCTTATAAAAACCCCCCATATTCACGTAAGGAGACATCTTGGTCACAGAAACCGAATTAAACAACTCGCCCACGGTGATAGTATCCTGGGGGGCAGCCGCAAATTTAACGTTGAACTGAACATGAGACACTTCGTACTCCGCCGTATCAACATGGGGAACATTTTCAAAATCCTCAAAAATAATAACCTCCGCACCCACCTTATCGCGCAACTTACCAATTGCATCTCTCATCTTCTTCTTCAGTTTCTCCCTATCGTCCCAAATAGATCGAGGACTCAACGATGTTAACCCCTCAATAAAACGAAGCAACACATCCTTCCCTTTCTCATTCAAACTTTTATGAGTTACAATAAACCATCGCTCAGCTTCTTCCCGACTTATTTTATCCAAGATCACGGCCTCTTCGGGAAACCGGAGAACGTCCAGATTCGTCAATCGAGACAACACGTCCAGTACCTGGATGTTTCCCGTCGGCGCCGAACTTACCAGTTCCGGATTAAACACGAGATACTTTGGTAACGTATTCATAGACACGGCGATCCTGTCTTTTATGGTATCCACCGTATCAGACAGGTACACCTTAAAGTTTTTACCATTAACCTGCATTTTACTCACCAAAGAAAGCTTTTATAGCTATATTATGTATTACAAAATATGCACGAGAAACAACAATACATCGATCTAGTTCGAAACATATTAGAAAACAGAACAGGCACGGGCACCATGTCCCGATGCACCAATTCCCCACCCTCGAGTTTAAAAGACGTATTGAAGATATAAACGACTTCGTGTTCTCAGATTTCGTAATTCAAAATTACTCCACCAGGGAAAAATCACTATGAAAATGGCAGTCTGAAAATAAGATATGCAATATTTTCTTAGGAATAAATATGAGGTGGTCAGATAAAGACAATAGATGGGCATCCCGTGAGAAATGGACGTGTGATACGTGCGCCAAAGATTTTTATAATCAGAATTCCTACACGAGACACATCAATTACGATTATAACAAAAAATCATTTCCTCGGGGTATGCAGACAGCTTCGCAAATACTTATTTTAGGGCTGCTAGCTAAACAAATACTCTCGTAGATCTAAAAATTAATGTAGAAAAGATGAAGTGGGACGAGAAGGAAAACAAATGGGTTACACCAAACGCGACGAAGCCAAGACATGATTCAATTATGGAAACTTCTATTAGATATTTCATTACAGTGTAATGAACAGAAATTTTACTCTATGCAGAGTTCTGCTAACTCGTCGGATATGCTATTTACAGAACCACATATAGTTGTAGATTCTAAGATCGTAGCGACGTCGTCCACTTCACAAGCGCTGTACGTTTCTTTCAAGAACGATAGAAGATCGTCAAAGTACGAAGGACATATAAATTGATATAAATTGTATTTGTCGCTAACCGATATCCACCGCTTCACTTCACCTATCATATTTTTATCGTTCATCATAATCTCTATCCCTCCACTCATAATAGAGAAATGGTTTTTATTCCATTTCGCCTTATTTAGTGTGGCTCCTTCGATCACGATATCGTAATGATTGAAAAACGAATTCCTGGTGAATATATTCTTCACAGTGTCGTTTATCTTGGTCAAGGAGCATTGGAATAACTCGTTCTTCAGTTTATAACTCACCAGCGCTTGATGTATACATGTTTCTAAAGTCGTGTATTTCACGGTCTTCCAAACGTTCACTATGTAATATTGATCCTCTTGTGTACGCGTGTTATTGAATTGTTTCAATCTACGCTCTAAGTTATCTGTAAACCCTATTTTGTAAATATCTTTGGATCTGTACAAATCTGTACTTATAACATAAACATAACCACTTTTCATTAGTGTTTTTAACCTAATATCATATCCATAAATGGGTTTTATCTTCTCGTTGCTTTTCATGATAAGACGGTACCTGAATAGGTATACATGAGACCTATGGTTCCTCTTAAGACCAGTTTTAACTATGCGAGTATAACGAGTTGCCAGGCCGATGGAAGTGTGTCTACGGCTGTGATCGAGACCAGTTCGCGGAAGATCTGGCGAAGAGGATAGAGGCGGAGATGCGTCCAGATATGAAGAAAAACTATTTATAACCATAGGGTTATAAATTCATTTGAAACGATAACTACTTACTACCAAGATTGTCTAATTTCAGATTACTAACTAAATTCATGAGCTTGCTCATATCTACCTGCTCATCGCGCTCCACGGCGTCCATCGTGTCTGTCACAACCTTCAGAGTGCTCTTGGTATCGTCATCAAGGTCATCTTGAACACTTCCGATGACGCTAGTCACCGTACCGGTGAGATCCTTGAGGCTATATTTACCTGTTTGTAAGTTCTTTTTGATGTTGTTGACCATCTGTTGGAACCCAGGGCTGGCCATTAGAGTGCTTACGTCGCTGATATCGTCCAAGTCGCCCATGGTTTTGACTTGTTCGATAACGTCGGTCATGATAGGGTTTCCCTCAAATGCGGCCATGAGCCCAGTGGCCCCTCTGGCTGGCGCGATCTCTCCAGGCTTGCCATCCGGAAAGATGATCTGTTCCACCTTCTGAATATTGTCCCAGAAAGTGGCATCATCATGACCTGAGATGAAGTTGTCCATAGCAAGTGTACATGACAACTTGCCAGTTTTGAAATTAGTTTCATCTAGTATCTTTTCTGAGATGGATTGGTTAGCCACTAAAAATCTTTTGAAGTGATCAACTTCCTTTGCTTTATCATCATCAGAAGACAGTTTATTGAGGTGTCTGCTTGTGTAAGTGATGATCATGGGGTATATGCGTTTAGCATACTTGAGTGACGAGAAAAATTCTACAAGGGCGTCGAATTCCATTTTTATTTTCACGTGCATCTCGTTAAACCAGTTACGAATTCCAAATATATGAAATTAATGGTTTCATTTATTCACTGTACAAACTTTACACGCTGTTTCTTCTGAGTCCCGCAATCGAAGTTCTCTTCCACTAAATTATTTATACTTAGCCATTCTCGTATTTTTACTCGATGTTGTGGGCGTTAAGCAACTCAATGAAATGAGATTTGTTATCGTATTCTTTTTCGCTATCGTATCCTAGCCACTCCAAAACAGATGAGTCTTCTGTTCTCGGCTACACATGGGCGCGAAGCGCCCTGGCGAGCTTCGCTCGCTGCCAGAACTTGTTCAGCATCATCGTATCTATCCTGAACATGACAGCCTCTATAAAGTCGAAGATGTTCAGGAGTGTGTCGCT